ATTTAACAAAGAAGCCATTTTTTTAGCATCATCAGCTAAAAAAAGATAAAAAATTCCACTTTTAAAAAGATAAATTTGATTTGGATTAGGAGAAACATATATGTCACTGCGTGAAAAAAAAACTTTCTTCGGTAAACTTTCGGAGAGACTGTCAGATGTAATAAATGCAAGATCTGTAGTGGATGAGGAGCTTTTTGACGAGCTTGAGGAGGTGCTTATAACGTCCGATTTGGGCGTGAACACCTCAGGCGAGGTAATCGAGCGGCTGCGCGGCGCGGCGAAGGAAAAGCACATAACCGAGAGTCACGAGCTGAAGGCAGAGCTTGCAAAAATTCTTGCCGAAACCGTATATTCAGAAAACTTCCAAGGAACAGACCAACACCAAACGCATATTTATTTTATTGACTGTCCAAAGTCAGAGCACAAAGAGCGTTTCAGCAAAGCAGAGTCAGAAGATATAGTACAATATATTCTTAATCATTCAGATGAAGATATTGGAATAATCACACCATATATAAAACAAAGAAACCTTATTCAAAAAAGACTGCAAAGCTGCTATTCTCCTATACTCAAAAATAAAACAGTTTATACAATCCACGGCTCACAAGGCAGAGAGTGGGATACTGTTCTTATAAGTGTTGTAGATACAACCAATAAATGGTTTATGGACAGCAATAAATATTTAAAGGTAATAAACACTGCCGTAAGCCGTGCAAGAAAAAAATTAATCATTTTATGTGATTATAGTTATTGGAAAAATCAGAATAAACAATTAATCGGAAAAATTGTCACAATAGCTGAACAAATAAAGCAATAAACGCTCGCTAAAAGGAGTTGATACAATGGCAAACGCCAAAAAATTAAAATCAGGCAACTGGCGAGTACTTGAATATGATTATACAGACGAAAACAATAAACGGCATTACAAGTCATTTACCGCCTCAACTAAAAAAGAGGCAGAATATATGGCAAAGGAATACAGTCATAACAAGCAAAGAGGCGCTAAAACATACAATGACCTCACCTTGCAGGAAGCATACCGCCGTTACATAGACAGCAAGTCATCGGTTCTTGCCCCTTCAACAATAGACGGCTATGAAAAAAATTTGCGAAATGATTTTAAGATGCTAATGCCTATGAAGCTGAGTAATATAAATCAAGAGCATATTCAGCTTGCTGTCAACGAGATGTCAGCAACAAAATCGCCTAAATCAGTACGCAACTCCCACGGACTGTTGTCTGCGGTTCTGCGTGCATACAAGCCTCAGCTAATTCTTACTACTCGCCTACCGCAAAAAGTAGAGCCAACATACACAATTCCCACTACAGAAGAAATCAATACTCTGCTCGCCAACGCAAACGATTTCATAAGAGTGCCAATTCTGCTTGCAAGCTCCGGCAGTCTTCGCCGTTCCGAGGTGTGTGCCCTAACTCTCAACGATGTAAGCGACCTCGGAGTAACGGTAAATAAAGCAGCTGTCTATGACAAAAACAATAATGTCGTAATAAAGCCGCCAAAAACGAATGCAGGTAATCGCTTTGTTCCCTTGCCTCCTCACATCATAAAAGAAGTCAAAGAATGGAAATACTTTGGTTGCTCTCCGGCAAAGCTATCTGACTCATTCAACAGACTTGTACAACAATGTAAAGTGCCGCATATATCCTTTCACAAACTACGCCATTACTTTGCTTCCGAACTCCACGCCTGCGGCATCCCTGACAAGCACATAGCTCAAATTGGCGGTTGGAAATCTGTTGCAGTCCTGCAAAATATCTATCAGCACACTCTAAGAGATAAGCAGGAAGAAATGAATAAGAAAATCATAAACATTTTTCAGAATAATTTTACCGCTGATTCAAGCAATCTACAAAACCAAGCATAATTCTAATTATTTAAGGCAACAAGCTATCCAAAAACAAAAAACTTAATCATTCAATAACAGTAATGCAACACGATTTACAGCCACTTTTTTCTATAAATTCGTGTTGCATTTCGTGTTGCATTTATACTCAAAACACCTATTTTTACCGCTAATTTCTGTTTTTTACAATTAAATATGCAAACTAAAAAATCCAGCAAACAAGCCATTCCCAAGGATTTTGGCTTATCTGCTGGATTTTTGTTTTGGTGGAGATGAGGGGAATCGAACCTATAATATCACAGCTAAACACTAAATATATTAATATCCGTGTTGCATTTTGTGTTGCATTTCAGCTATTTTTTATAATTCGTATCATCATCCACAGAATCTTTAAGCCTATGAACAATGTTCACGAGAAACTTTGGAATCGGCGTACCGAGCTCAGACAAATTCTCAAGAATTGAAATAAGTTCGTTAATAATAAGCCACACGCACACGATAAGACCACAACAATATGTAACGCCAAAATCAAATCCTGCTGTTGCAAGGCCCGAACAAATTAAATAATCAACCACACCGCCAACTGCAACGAGCACAAGGTAGCTAACTTTCTTCAGTATTCCGATTAAACCTGTTTTACTTTTTAATTCACCGTTTCTGTACGCCGATGTCAGTCCTGTAATATAATCAATAAGCATTACAGCGATGAGCACGAGAATTGGGATAAGTAAGATATTAAAATATGATATCAGAGCACCGATAGCTACTGAAACAGTAGCCTGAATAATATTGTCTTTCATAGTTTAGTTATACCTCCAAAAATCAAGTCAAAGTAATCTGCACTCTGTCAATGGCTTTTCCAAACGAACCTGCGTATCCGTCCTGCTTGCTGTCCTTTTCGTCATCGTACTGCCAATCGTAATAGTTTTCGCTTAAGCTTGATACTCTGTATGTAGCTTTGTAACAACTGCCATGCGCAGATTTTACATCCTTAGGTGTTGTGTAATAAACCTGCACAGCGTCAATCTCCACACCGAGAATGCCAGCATAGCCGTTTACATCATCTTCAAGGTTAAAACCTGTAACCCAGTTAAGCCATTTGCCACCCTTCGTGTGCACACGATACTTAACTTTACCTTTCGATACTTTGATAGCAATACCGCTGATTGCCTCACCGGCAATACCTGCAAAGTCAGACAATCCTTTCACCGTTGGCAACCACTCGCCATCTGCAAAAACGCAATACTCAACAGTTGGCTTTACATCTGCGTTAGTTTTTTCTTGCTCAGATGTTTCGCTACTTGTATCCAGCTTATTCAAAAACTGTTCTCTCCATAGCTTGTCTTTAGCAGCTGAACCGCACCAAAACCCCGGGCAGATTTTGCCGTTTGCGTCATAATGACGAATTACTCTGTCTTTGCTGATATTGTACTTTTTCATAAGTCGTTGAGCAAGTAAGATTACATTTTCAAGTGTTCTGCCTGTACATTCTTTTGTTGAACCAGCAATTTCAATTCCGATTGAACGGCAATTAATATCCCAGTCACCTGCATGCCAAGCAATATTTTTATCAGCAACCGAGCGAACAACAGTTGTATCATCAACAAAATAATGTGCAGATGTTTCAACTACATTATTCTTAAAGTAATTACCGTTATTCGCTGCTGTGTCATCGTCGTTGCCGGTGTAATGAATAACAAGTGTATCAATTTCCGAAGATTTTCTGTTGCTCTCTGTGAAATTACCTTTATTGCACCAAATCTCCTTAAAATCGTATGACATACTATTTCCTCCCTTAGCTCTGATTAATCTTTACCCAACTGTCCCAAGTAGTTGCCGATGATGAATATCTAATCCACAACGCACTACTTGTTATGTATATTTGACTCCAGTTATACTCACCCGATGACAAGCATATCAACATACCTTTTGCCGTTTCAGGAATGTTAGCGGTTGAGGTAGTACATCTGTATACTCCTATTTCTCTTGTATTGCAGTCAGATATTCCACCCACTCCGTCTCTATTTCTTGTGCCTTGCGTGTTTGAAAAATTCTCAAATCCCAATGACGGTTGATTTGCAATATTAGGAGCGATAAAGCTGCTTGATATTGATATGTTTCGCCAATATGTTGGCAGTGTTTTATATCTGTTAAACAAATAGTCAGACAATATTTTTAAATTTACGGATGTCTGTGCTTTGATTTCAAGGCCTGTAATGTGAGCAGTACACGAGCTGTAATATTTATCCGGATTAGCCGGATCCTCTGCACTGTCAATAATGACGCAGTCGCTAACCTTAGCATATTTCTCAATCATAGCCGCTGCGTATATAATTCTCAAGCCGTTAATAGTCGCCCTTGAATAATCGCCAAGCCTTACAGCATACCTGCTTGAATCAGAACAGCACGAGCTCAATGTAGCGTTCACTTTGTCCCTTAGCACAAAAGCAGTACAAGTTTCCGTAAGCTCTTCAAGCGAGTTCCAATAGTGACATGTAACTATATCATTTCCGCCCGGCTCAATTCCCACATCGGTGTTATATACAATAATATCTTTCCAGTAACTGTCTGTTGTCAGATTTCTGATTCCAACACTTCCAAGTATTGCCGATTCGTTAAACAGTAACAGTCCGCTTGCTACCGTTTCGATGTTGTAGCTTTTTACACCATCAGCTAAACTTCCTGCAAGAATACCTGCCACACTGAAATTTTTAATTTTAATATTTTTCAGCGAAAGATTGTGAGTACGATTATAATGTATTCCATATTTGCCGTTATTGACATTGATTGTAATGTTCCGTATGTAACTGTTTCGTGATATATATCCGAGATTAGGGCTTTCAACATTAAGTTCAAAAGCCGCCTTATCATTACAATCGCTTTTGATAATTGCTTGTGTATCGCCGTCTATATACATATCTTTTGCCAAAATCGGCTTTGTAATCTTATATGTTCCTTTTGGAATATATACAGGAAGTCCTAAGTCAACAGCTCTTTGTATTGCGTTCGTGTCATCTGCAATACCGTTTCCTATTGCTCCAAACATTTGCGGAGTGTTGCACAACAGCTTTGCACTTATCTTCTCATTGAATATCGTCATCAGTCTTTCATATATGTCTGCGCCGATACTATCATTTACAATTATTCCCTTGTTTAAATTAATCGTCACAACATTAGTTGAAATAGTTACAGCCGTACCGTCATTATCAAACACTCCTGAAATGCCAAATTGTACTTTACTCTTATTCTTCAGTACAGCCGAAGGAATTTTAATTGCAGCTGATAAATTATTGATTTCAACCACATCGCTATGAGTTTCGTCACTCAATCCGCAGAAGAAAGTAGCCGATACAACACTGCATTTTTCCCAGTCATCGCCGCCCCTAAAATTCAACTTGATTTCAGAATACTTATTCTCAGAACTAACCGGGTTAAATCCATCCTTTTTCTTTAAGGTGTTCTTATAAACAGAAAAGCAAATTGTATTCACATTATCACCTCTTATATAATTGTAAAAATTATATCCCCCTAAAACAACCCCACCGCAAGAGTTAAATAATCCCTTGCGGTGGTAATTAATTTACTTTATTTTGTTTTGATATTTTTTCAAAGCCGTTTTCGCATTCTCCCAACTTCCGTAAATTCTCGTCAATTGAGTAACAAGTTCTCTTGTGCGCTGACTGTCATTGCCTGTAGATGCCTCTATATATTCGCCCCACAGTTTATCTGTTCTGCTTGTGCTTCTCATAGCACTCTTTATCTCCTGTTTTGTTTTTCCTCCCTTTTCTATAAGATAATTTTCAATCATACTATAGTTTTCAGTATCACCGTTAATCAGGGCGTCAAATAAATCAGAATAGCTGTACATAACAAGTTCATTTTCCTCACTTGTATCATCAAATACAGATGTACTTCCCGTTTCATCATCAGACTTTGATTCATTAATCTTATTGATTACAAATTCAGCGCCTTTTTCGTTAAACCCATTGTCAATAAGCTCCTGTTTTCGGTCCTCGTTATCTTCAATTTCAGAAACAAGTTTTGCCTCTGCACTGATAAAGCGGTCAATAGCTTTTTGCACATCTTTACTGTCAAAGCCATAATCAATAACTTTCTGCCTGTACTTTTCATAATCTGCAAGATTACCGTTAGCCTTAGCAACACCTGCTTCCTCAATATCATCGTCTGCAGAAAGTGCGGTAACAATCTTATTCTTTATATATGAAGTAGCTTCACTTTCGGTTTTACCCTTTTCTTCTATAAGAATTTCTTTCCACATATTTTCGTAATGCTCCGCTCTTGTATCATTGCCGCTCTTTTTGTCTTCAACTATGTAATAGTGCAGGTAATCAGTATTCACATTACCCTTGTTATCGGTAATAATTCTTCCGTTTGTTAAATCTTTACTATAAGCCATAGCTGATGTTATAAGACGAGCAGCATTAGTCACAGGTACACCCACACAATCAAAAAACACTTTCACAAACTCCCAATATCTACCGCTTGTAATGTTTTGAATCATATCATTAATTGAATCAACGCTCATTACCTGCAATCCGTAAAATGTCTTGTCCTTGTCAATTGCACTGCTTACCGCATCATACAGATAATCACCCATTGCAAAGCTGCCGAATATACCGTTTAATACTTCATTAATGTAGCTAAACCCAATATTTTTCGCAGATATATTACCCTCATCATCACATACATCATCCCAATGGTGATAAAGCAATAAGAAAGCAAGTGTCGAAAGAAAGCCATTAAGCAAATGTGAGCAAAAAGCACCGGAACAGCACGAAACAAATTTTAACACTGCGGCTTTTTTAGCAGCTTTGCTTTCTGCCGTACTGTTAATCTTATCATCAGCCATTCTTGCTTTCATCTCAAAGAATGAATCAAATATTGTATTACCGATTGCCATATTTTGAGAGCGGAAGGCATTAAGCGACAGTCGCCTTAAATTCTTGTTCCTCAAGTACTGTGGCTTTGATGTAACCATGTTGTTCGGCTGGGTTTCGTCAATACACTTCTCGAACTGCCTTGCAACCTCTCTGTAAAAAGCGTCAGTCCCCTTTTTAAGGTCAGTGGTCTGCTCAACATGCAGCTCTGCCGCATACAGTAAACTTGAAACCACTCTGTTATCCATTTTGCTGACAATATCAAGAAATCCCATACCTTTGCTTGTTAAACTCATTTCTTTGCTAAGTTCGCCGATTACAGTACCGTTGCCCTCTTTTCTATACCATAAATACGAAGTGTACTTATTATATAAATCAAAGTCAACCTTATTTCTGAATAAATTCAATGCAGCAAGCGACACATTCTTAGCGCCAAAGTATCTGTTAGCAAGAGGAAATGCAGAAACCTGCTTTATCATAGAGCCAAAGTTAAAGGCAATCTTCATTCCCATAAAATTGCTCTGAATTTTATCAAGAAAAGTATTATCTATGGTGTCTGCTCTCTGCTGTAAATCTCCGATCAGCTTATCTATATAATGCTCAGCAGTCACGCCATATCTGTCCTTTATCGTGCTGTGCAGCGTCTGAGTTCCGTCAGAATAGTTATATACCTTTTTGAAATTTTCAATCGGTATCACCATACCGCAGTATTCGCTGACTTCCTTCACTTGTTTAACATATTTCCTAAGTGCGTCATCGATAACAATAGGTGTGGAAGACCATTCTCGCTTTTTGGTAAACCCTCTGCTCTTAAGCCTTGTATCATAAGATTCTGTTTCAAGCACCTTTTCGTATTTACCTGCGTCACCGTACACCTGCAACGGGTAATAATTCTTAACAGTCGCAATCTTCATTCCGTACTTAGCCATACTCACTTCGTTAATTTCTTGCTTAAGTGTTTGATTATACACCTCACTAATAGCCGAGGCAAGCTCCATAAGCACTTTATCCTTTTCTACATAACTCTCAATGTTTTGTAAATCGCTTGCTGTAAATCTTACCTTGTTAGGATGTTCTTTTGCAGTCCTTTTAAGTTTCATGTTATCCAACTCAAAGTTAGGCAATACAGTGAAATGTTTTGCTTTATTACCATAGCTTTCATCTGTACCACCCAAAAGATGAATATGTCCGCTTTTCTGCCTGTCGGTAAGATATATTGCAAGAAGTACGCCCTGCGTAATCGGCACACGCCTACCGGTTTCTACATCCCTAAAATCAAATTCCTTTACATCTTCATTCTGTATACCCTTAATCTCTTTTTCGTACTTAAGTGTAACTTCCTTAATTCTGCTTATTGCTTTCTGCTGAATTGTAATAGCCTTGTTTTCGCCCTCATGCAATCCGCTGAATAATTTATAAATAATGCTGTCATCGTGATAATTACTAAGCATTCTGCCATAGCGCACAGTGTCAAGATGAGTAGTTATATAACTTTTCCCAAGCTGCTTAAACGGTGCGGCAACTACATTTCTCATCTTAGAGTAATCTGTTATCGACTTATTGTTTTTTACCTCTTGCATAGCCTCATTTGCAAGTGCCATAAAGTTCTGTTTTCTGCCGTCAACAATAATCTGCACTGCATCCCTAAGAGATTCGTCAAGCATTTTCATTGTATCATATATGGCACTTAATTCATGTGAAGTTAAAGTATATATGTTTTGACCTTCCAACATTTCAGCAAGATTTTTGAGTTGTTTATTTACCGGTTCTTTATAACTTATACTTTCAATATCTATAAAAGTATTTTGAGGTTTTTCTTCTTCTTTTTTCTCCAAATCTGTAGAAGGAGTCGGTTCCGGTTTCATATTATTATATTCTTTGGCAAGTTCAGCAACTCTCTCACCGACTTCTTTAATTCTGTTCCATTCACCGAAGTATCCGGGTGTAGCGTTCTTAGCGTTTTTAACGGTAAAACAACTAAGCACATCAATAATAGGTCCTTTTAAATTATCCGGTATATATTCATTATTTTTAGCCTTGCCGCCAAGCCTTTTCGTTAGTCTGTCGCACATCTTTCCTAACTTATTCAGGTAGAGTGTCTTTTCCCTATTTTCGTTATACTCCTCTCTTATTGTCTTATAGTGGCTTGCAATAATTGCCTTTTGTGCTTCAATAATTTTATTTCTGTATGCATTTTTGTTTTTTTCTACTCTAACCTTACTTTTTTCTTTATTAAGTCGAGAAAACAATTCTCTTGAATGTTCAACTCGTTTGCGATGCTCCTCTTTTTTCTCTTGACTTAATTTAGCATTTCTCTTCCACAGTTCAGTATTTCTTTCCTTTGCCTCCTTAAGCTCTTGCCTATATTGCTTATTTTTAGCTTCCGCAATTTCAGTAGCTATATTAATTGCCTCTTTCTGCGAAGTTTCAATTTCTTTAATCAACTTTTTGTCTGCTTTCGTATCAGCCTTAAGTTTTTCTGTCTTTGCATTTATAATCTTAGAGGCACATTCAAAAGCCATTTGAATCGCAGCCGTTTCCGGAGTTTCATAAAATGAATTTTCCCCCTCAAAATACGGGTTCTTATATTTAGGCTTTAACACATTATTTACAAGGTCCTCAAGCCATAAGTATCCCATATCACCGTCAGCGTTTTCGTTAAGCAAGTAAGGATAATTTTCTTCAATATGCGTAATTACATCTTCAATATAATACCCTTTTCCGCTTTCCTTGTTTTTAACTGCAACATATGTTTTGCCAAACATCTTTTTGCGGTAGTTTGCTACCGAACCGTAGTCTTCCTCAATTTGCTGTACATCTCTCGGTTTTATAAGCAGTACTTTGCCTTGGAGCATATCAAGTACAAACTCTCGTTCTTCACGCATAAGAGTTTTGTCAAATCCACCGCTAAGCAAAATACCGCCCTTACAGTCATTTACAAATTCTTCAAATAAATCTGTAAAATTCGCATCTTTCTTTCCTATGCTGTCAACAAAATTCTTAAGTTGACTTGCAAGCTCTTTCTTGTAATTAGGGTTATACTTGCCTTTTATACCGTATGTCTGCATTATACTTCCGGCAATTCTTAGGTATTCTTTCTCATCAAGTTTTACATTCTTTCCCTGTGCAAGTCCGCTCTTTGCAGTTTGTGCCGCACTTTTATATATTTTCGCTACTGCTATTACAGGATTTTTTTCAACTGCCTTGTCAAAGTCAATTCCCTGCGGTGTGCTTTCATCATCAAGCCAATCATTAATGGTATCGTCTGTTGCGTACTTTATGTCGGAGGTATCTTCATCTAACTGTACTGCGGATACTTCTCCTTTAGCATTTGCATCACTTGTTCCTCTGATGTTGCTTTCTTTATTATATCCGTAACGGCTAAAATCGCCTGGTAATGTTGCTCTAAGCCCTGTGTCATCTCCCCCTTTTTTATAGATATAATCATACGCATTATAGTGTCTGATATTTTCTTCTCCATACACAAATGGAGTAGTTTCCCAGATTTCTTCATACTTTCTTCTACTGTAATTTCTTTGTTCATTGACATAACCAAGAATTTCCTCCTTAACATATTCTGCATATGTTTCATTTTCAGCATTAATAAGAAGCACACTGTAAATTTCAGGATCATTATATGTTCCGCCAATCGACACAATTTTGTTGTTTACCTCAACAATTCTTGTACCGTCAGCAAGCATATTATCTGTCTTACCGTTTAAGCGTTTGTCTAATTCACTGAATTTTTCATTAAGCAGCTTCATGTCTTCCCTGTTAAACAATCCATATGCCCATCCACGCTTATTATACACCTTGATTTCTTTATCATCAAGAGTTTCAAGGTTATCATATTTAGTAAAATCTTTATCTGTCAAATACCCTGCATCACCGCTATTAGCAAATACAACATCTTTCCTGTCAATGTCCGGACGGATGTTTTTTCTTTGCTCTGCATTGTAATCTCTTCTGGCAGAAACATCTCTTGCTTCTCTTTCTCCGGCAGTGTTGTAATACATTGCCATTGCTTCTTCATCGCTGTATCCGAGATTTTTCCAGTATTCCAAATTACTTCCGTTCGCAAAATTTTCTATTCCCTGTATTGCGTGCTGAATTTCGTGAATAATCGCTTCTTTCTGCTCATCAATCGTATGCATCGGATTTAACATTATCACATTACCGTTTGAACTGTATACACCTCGATTAACCGAAGAAATCTCGTAATAAACATCTACATTCTTTAGTTGCGGATACGCTTCAAAAAGTTTTGGATGATTTATTACATCACTCAATTTCACTCCTTTTCTGTACTCAATCATTTTTTCGTCAAGATTGTAGTATTCATTTTCCTCTGCTTTTGTTGCTGTATCATTTACAATCTTTTCTTCAAGCTCTGCACTTTTAACTTTCATTTTCGCAAGTTCAATTGCGGCAGCTCTGTTCTTTTCGATATCTGTTTTAAACTCTAATTCGCTGTTATCTATCTCAAATCGCCACTTGCCGTCATATCCCTTAAACCAACCCGTTTCCTTACGGATTTTCTCGGAATCTGTACCGTCCTTTTCAAGCTCCATAGCTTTCTCAAGTGCACTCTTGTCCGCAGTTTCTGCTTTCAATCCTCCCATGCTGTATTTGATATCATTGCTACTTTCGTCATTTTTCGTATTGACATTATTTTCACTTTGAGATATACTGTTATTGACGAAGTTGGGGTTTATGTGCGAGCTCCTCTTGCCTTTGGCATTTGAGAGCACGACGCCGTACCCAACTTCGTTTATTTTATTTATATCGTAAAGTATATTTCGCCCATCTTTAGACTTTGCAATATTTAATGTTACCGAATATAGCTTGCCATACTTATCCATTACAATAGCATTTCTATATTCCCATCCGTTTTCATCTAACCATTGATGTGAATGTTCTGCATTTTCATTTTGCTTTTCTGAAATATTTATTACTTCATCAGAATGAACGATTACTAACTTACTGTTTCTGTCTGACTTTCTTGATAATTTATCAATAACTTTATGACTGTTGTTAGCACCATTTTTAGTTACTCGTTCATTCGGCTTTGCAAATTCTATAATTTCTTCTTTACCGTTCTCGTCAAATGTTAAAAACTTTTTTCCTGTAAGATGTTTTGAAATAAAATTTCTAAAAGTTTTACCCCAATTGCGTGGTGGAATCCCTTTAAATATGTTTGTATCAAGAACAACCACCTTATCATATATTTCACCTGAAACCTTATTTTTTACATTTTCTTTAATTGAATACTTAACATCTCCACTCTCAACACCCTTGTCGGTGTTATTTTTTTGCTCATTTGTAATTACTTCTTCACTTTTTGCCTTAATGTTATCCGCTGCATTGCTAAACATTTCTGCAAGTTTGTCAAGCGCCTTTACATCATTTACAAATGCTTGAGCTGCTTCGTTTGTTGTATGAGTAATGATAAACTCTTTAATTTTGCTTGCAAGATTTTTTATTGCATTTGCAAGTTTTTGAAGAACCCCCTCATCTGCCTTTGCAACCTGCAAAGCCTTATGCATTGCACTTTCATCACCTGCAATAGCCATAATGGAATTGCAGACAATTTCTTCTATGCAATCCTCGTTTGTGGTCAATCTGTCACCGTAATTAATCTTAACATTATCAGCCATTTTCATTACATCGTGACCGCTCGCATACAGATAGTCCACAACAAAGTTTCTTATAAGCCTGTAATCTTTCGGACTTTCCCTGCGAAACGAATGCATGCTTTCGTGCATTGCAACAGGTAAAATATAATTGCCGTCAAGGCTTGCTCTTATGTATATTTTACCGTTCCTAAAATCAATTCTTCCGTTTTCGTCCATATCGGCAGTGAGTATAATCTCCTTGCCTGTCATTTCACTTAATTTTTCAAGTGCAAGTCTTGTACCCTCATCAAGGTTTACCGTTTCCTCGGCACTCTTCTCAACATACACATTAGCCTTTACATTTGAACTTCTGTCTATTCTCGCAAGTTTTTCTTCATTGTTGAAGAATAAATCAGAATCTTTATTGCCCGCCTCAACCGCAAGCATTGCTCTCTGCGGACCGATTGCGTCAATATATTTCCCGTAATATTTCATTGCTGCTACTCTGTTATAACGGGCTCCCATTTTTCCCGCTTCGTATAACTGTGTAAATGTATCTATATAATTATTAATATCGCTTTCTTTGCCTTTAAAATTAACATAATCGCCGTATTCCTGCACAAGCGTGCCCGCACCGTTTGTATCAAAGTTTTTCGCAGCATTCATAAGACTTTGATATTCCGGAAGATTAAAAGTCAAACTGTCTGCATTATATACCCTGCCGTCATCAGCAATAACACGCACCTTATTATCCGCTTCTCCGTAATATCTCGCACTGCTTTCAAATCCTACAATAACAACACTCTTGCCTTTATTGTCTGTTGCCGTAATGCCGTTTTTATGACTGTTGCCAAAGTTATATTTTATATGTTCTGTAATTTCTTCCTTGCTTATAGTGTTGATATTCTCTTCATTTGCGGCAACTCCGTCATTTTTTACATCAGTGTTCTCACTAATCGTATTTTTTAAACTTTCGGCGCCGATAAGTTTCATAAGGTTGCCAACATCAACGCTGTTTACCTTGTAGTTCTTGTTGCCGCTCATCTTCTTCTCAATCGACTTAGCAATATTCTCAGCTTTTTCGTTACTACTGTTTTTTGCTTGTTCCAAAAGCAGATTAATGTCAAAGTTCTCACCTGACATAACCTCTTTGCCAATCTCTTCCGCACTCTTTTTCATATCAATATTGGTGTTTATTTTGCCTTTGGCATAACTTATGCCGCTTACCGTACCGCCGAGCACGCCGCCGCTTACAGCACCGCCTGCTGCATCAAGTAACACCTGTTTTCCAAAATTCTCTGCGCATTTTGCTGTTGCTTCCTCTTTTGTGTAACCCTCATCAATGTACCCCTGGTATTCATGTGCTATAGATGACATATTACCGTTAATAATACAGTCTGTCATAGTATTGGCAATAGTGGTTAATCCCTCCTCGCTTGCTTCCGTAAACATCTGCTTTCCTGCATTTTTTAAAACACTTTTCAAGCTGTCGGGACTTACCGCTTCAAATGCTTTTAAATTTTCAATACTGAATTTCTCAAAGAATGCTTCTGCAATACCTGCAGCAACACCGGTCATAAGTGCATTAGAGGCTTTACCTGTATTTTCATATGCGTCTTTTGCCGCTGCTGTTCCTGCCTCTGTCGAAAGCAAAACCATTTGCAGACCTGTACCGACACCGGGTACAAGATTGAGCGGTAAGGTTGCCGCAAAATCAGCAAGGCTCATACCTGTTTGATATAAAAATGACGCAACCTTGCCGGCAGTTTCATTCCCGATATCCGCACCTATTTTGTCAGATACCGTGCTTCTTACAGTATTAACCCTTGCCGCTGCGGTATCATATGTATTAATCCATTGATACTCTCCTGTAACATCTTCTGCAATACCGGCACCAATATACTTAAAAGCGTCACCTACAGAGCCAACGGCATTATCAAGTACACTCCACGCACTCGCACCTACAGGATTGTTCATTGCGTCCTGTTGAATTTTCTGCAAGTTTTCAATAGATGCCTGCTCCTGCATAGCTCTGTCATAATAAGTGTATAATGCTTTCGGATCATATCCCTCGTTTGCAAGATTGTTAAAGTTCTCAACAATTCTTTGTTCCTGCTCAGGAGTGTATTTATTTCCGCTTTTTAAATCAATTCTCACAGCCTCATCATTATCAGACTTTCTCTGTTCAGAATTTTTCTGATAAGCATAATACTGCTGTACAATACTCCTTACCCTTGCGTCACCCTCAATAATATCTTTTGTCTTTTCTTCATACTCTTTTTTTCTTAATTTACTTTCGTATTTGCTTATTTCATTTAGTTTAGAAATAATACTGTCTTCGACCTTTGCATCACTTTTTGATGCAGTAGTGCCATTACTCTCGTTTTCCTTATATATATTATATAAATAAGCATGTTCAGCTTTTGCTTTTTCAATCTCTTTCTTGTAATCCTCACTTGTTGCAAACTCATCCGCCTGACTTTCAAGCCATTGTCTTTCTTCTTCACCTACATAAGGCGCATGCTTCATATATCCTTCATATGTCTTTGGAGTGTCTTTATATTTTTCCTCGTAATACTTTTCTTTTCCTTTGCTTTCCGCTGCTTTTATTCTATTGTCAGCTTCATCCTTTCTGTCTTTAATTTTATCGGCACTGTTTTGTAGGTCTGATTGTTTTTGTTGAGCATATTTGCTTGCACTTACATATTGGTAATATACAGAATCATTTTTTACTTTTTCACCCAAAATCTTATAATAATTATAATCCGCCTTTGCCTTATCAGCCTCCTTTTTGTAGTCCTCGGCTGTTGCATACTGTTCGGCTTGCTTTTCAAGCCATTCCCTTTCGTCACTGCTTACATACTGAGCATGATTCATATACCCCTCAAAAGTTTTTGGAGTATCCTTATACTTCTGTGTATAATATTCGTTTCGTTCCGACTGCTTGTTTATGCTTTCAATTTGATTTTCAACAATATTGTTACGAACAGTAAACAGTTTCTCTGCACCGGGTAAATATGCAGGTGCATTCTTTTCAAGAGTGTAATGTTTTACTCCGTTGGAATCTTTCGTTCCATTTGGCACAATACTTAAATTACTGTCTTCGTTCTGTACATGATTAAGATTTGTACTGAAAAAATTATTTCTCTGCTTCGCAGGACTTTGATATTTACCTGTCACTATATCTCTAAGCTTTTGATTAAGTCTTTCACTCTCTGTCTTATCAATATTACTAATCATTTTTTCCTCCTATATGTTAATTCCCAATTTGGCAGCAATATACGCTACATCATCTTTAGATATATAGCCCTTATCAAAACCAATCTCAAGCTGTTTCTTTGTAAATGCCTCATTTGCATATGATACATTTCCGTTTTTATCTTCTTTCTTCAAATAAGCATTAATAAAACTTTCTGCAATACCGTTATTGTACTTTTCATCATCTGATGTAACACCGATTTTATTGTACAAATAATCTCTTTCGTCGCTGTTAATTCTTCCTGCCTCAAGTGCTCCGTCAATATACGCCTTTGAGTATGTCACATAGTTGTTAATGCCTTTCTCGTCATATTTGTCCCCGTCTTCCTTAAAGTCATTCTTCGTAACACCCATAGCTGCAAATACAGCCTCGGCATTTCTTGTTTTTCCTTTATCTTTGCTTTCCTCCTGCATGTCTTTTACCATTTCAACCCAGTTGTTGTATGCGTCCTCGGATTTTGCATATTCTATTTTCCTGTTATTTTCAGCTTCCGCCTGTGCTATCTGGGCTTTGCTGTCAGCACTTTGTGTATTATATAAATATCTGTTATTCTCGCTGTTTCTTTCGTCTTCTAACCTATTCTGTTCAGCTGAAAGTTTAGTACCGTAAATGCTATTGTTAAGCTCGTTAAGCTGTAAGTCGCTCTGTCTGTCTGCAACATATCTGTTATATAAAGTATTAAGCTGATTTTTGTAGTCTTGTGTCAAATCTCTGTTTCTACTGTATTCGGTACTGTCAAGCTGAGAATATATATTGCCTGCATTAGCAAGCCTGTTCTGTTCAGCGTTGTAGTCAAGCTGCGCCATCTGCTTGTAAGTCGGCACTGCGTCGCTCACATTCTCCATCTGCTTATTGGCAACCTCACCCGCCACTATATCCGCATAGCTCGGTTCATACCCGTTCGCAAGCTGTGCAGCTGTTTGTCTGCTTAACTGTGCGCCCGTCTGCGTGTTGTCTTTGTACTGTTCAACATATTTTTGGTAGTCCTTGTCATTGCTCGTATTATAGTCAAATCCTCTGTTGCTAAGCCAGCTGTTAATAGCTGTATCAATCTTATCACCGTAAGAACCACTGTATGTTCCGCTTTCCGTCGCCGCCTTTGCTGCATTGTCCTCAGCCACATCCAAATACTTCATATCTTTTCCCATATGTTATTCTCCCAATCATTCTGCAATTTACTGTTCAAATAATTATAATAAGCGTCATTCTGCCTTTTTGAACTGTCAATACTCGCCTGCGTATCAGCAGAAACATTATTGTGCTCATACTGCTGCTCTGCAAGGTTTCGTATATTACTCAAATTGCTTGCCGCTGCCGACATCTGAGCCTGCCACCTCGCAAGCTCATTTTGGAAGTTACTCATATCAAGGCCCTTGCTTGTGCTGTACTTATTTTCGTAATAGGTCATAAAATCGTAGTCATCCTGCACCTTATCCCTGTATCTTTGATACTGTGCATTATCAAAGCCTTGCAATGTACTTATCTTATTAAGCGTATCCTCCTGCTGACTGCTCCAATTTTGATATGCACTGTTCTTAAGACTTGGTATTTTGTTTTGCAGCTCGTCCATAAAATTGTTGTATTCTTTCTGCCCTGCCGCCTGAGCATATGAGTTTGTGTAGCCGCCCGTATTTGCAGAGTAAGCCCCTTGCACATTTTCTTGTTGCGTCGCTCCTTCACGCTTGTATTTGTCGTTATACTGCTGATATTCCGAACTGTCATTTGCATTAAATTTAAATTCGTTGTTCATATACTTGTCCGCAAGACTATTCAAAGTATCACTGTAATTACTCTTATATCCGCCGTCTATTCTGTTTTTGTACGAATTAGCATAATTATCTGCTTGCGCTCTTGCCTGCTTTGTAGGCGTGCTTTCCGCAAATGTGGGCGCATTGTTTGCAACATTGTTGTATGCTCTTGTAGCGTCATTCACGCTGTTTGCGTCATAAATGTTATATGCCACTCTCATCGTCCCCTTTCGTGCTTATATTCTTCAAAAAGTCCTCGCTCATATTATCCGTATCAAGACTGTACAGCACTCCCGTAAGCGCCTCGTAAAGGTCTGCAATGTAATTCCTCAGCACACCCGGATCATTGCTCGCAGGCGGAGGGTCAATTCTAAGTACTGCCATTATCTCACCGCACTTCCTTTCTGATATGTAATGTTAATGCCATATATCTCACAATACCCCACACCTTCGATTTTAAGTCTTAAAAATTCAGCTCTCCTAAGCGGCACAGGTATCACCCTCGGCTTTTTCTCATCGTAATATATCCTATACAGCTCGCTCCATTCGCCGCTTTCGCTAAACCTCGCAAGCACTCTTACCTTCGTGTCCTTTTCAGGCTTAATCCCTATTGCAACCTTGCTTATAAACTTTGTGTCAAAGTCGCTGTCATACATATCTCCGGTTTCGCAGAACCACTCAAAACTATTTTCAATTTCAAGTTTCTGCTTAGTCAAATATGTCTGCAACAGTGTTACATCTCTTGCGTCAATACTGTTGTCATCGTTAACATCAGCTGTTTCAATCTGACTTTGCTTTAGTTCTTTCTCAGCTGCTATATAATCTTTAAGTAACTGCAAATCATCAGCAGTTACCACACCGTCATCATCAATATCGCCGTATATTCTGCCTGTACCGTCTTCAAACTCTTTTCCGCACTTTTTTGTATCGTAATACATAATGTTGTCAAGCAAGCTGTTTTCGCTCTCAACACACACAATATAGTTATTCTCATCATTCACATAGTACATCGTATCATTATATGTCGCTGTACAAAGCATTCTCGTATCGTCTTCCTTGTGCCATAAACCTTTCTGCACATCAAAGCAAAACATCTCGTTTCCACCCTTAATGTTTTCAAGACTTACATAGTATTTGCTCTTGTGCTTTCCTGCCACAGCGTTTCTGTACTTTTCGTTTCCAAACGCACTTTCCGAAATCAACACAGCCGTACCGCCTGAGTATTGCGCAATTCCGTTTTTCGCTTTATACAGCAGATAATCTCCCATATTCACTACGCTTTGCCTGCTGCCTTTCTCAACTCCGCTAACCCTGTATGTTGTAAGAGTAAAATTAGATGGCTTTGTGCCATATATTTTCAGTGCGTAATTCTCCTTAAAGAAAATAACAGAACTGTTCATCTTTGCAATTCCTGTAAATTCACCCTCAACCCCCACAGTCAGCGCAAAGCTGTCCGTTGCTATGCCGTCACTGTACGCATACCAGTTTTCACAGTCACCGAGCTTGCAGGCATATATCTCATTACTCTTACTTGAACATCCCCACAGTCTGTTGTCAATTTCCATTATCATGCCGGTTTCCAAATCAGGCATAATTCTCTCAACATTAATTATTCCGCAGTATGGTACACTTGAATCAATACTTGCCTTAATCACAATATAATCGTTAGCCACATCATACAATTTAAAAAATTTGTTATTCAGCGTATCAACATAGCTTGTACCAATGTCCCATTCTGCTTCGCCTACATTGTGCTCTATACCGGATATTTTCACAAAATCGCCGACTTTAAGTCCTGCCCCGATTTTATCAGCACTTATTTTCAAGTAATAGCTTGCAATTTCTGTAAAATGTTTCAACTTGTTATTATAATACTGCGTATTTGTTTCTTCACTTGTGCACATCCATAATTTACTCGGCACACTTTTACATTCCTCAATCGTATCGCCTACTTCAATTTTGCTTATAAACTCTGCATAGTTTGCTCCGCCTTCCTTTCCTTCTTGCTCACTGCTGTCCGCAAAATTAATGTAAGCCGCAATCGACATCACCTTTTTTCTTGGCTTAACGCTTGTGTTAAGCGCAATTTTGTCAATCGAACAATAAAAGCCGTAATACTCGCTGTCCTGCGCAGCCTTGCATTGTATTCCATTATTATGCACTTCAATATCCGTTACAGCGCCGCTGCTAAGGTTTACATACTTTTTATCAGGAAAAATCAATACATTGTTGCCGTATTGGACAAGTTGATGTTCTATTTTTGTATCATACTCATATCCCTTAATCTCAATAAGTCTGCCGTTGTTGCACAAATAGCCTCTGCTGTCAAGGTAAATAAGTCCGTCATTAGCGCATATCACATTACTTACAATCCTTGCACTTTCTCTCGCAGTAACTCTTGCCCTGTTCTTCCTCGGCGAAAGAATCGGAAAATTGTCACCGCTCATATTCTTCATATCCTTAAATTCCGTATACAAAGTAGTGCTTGATGTAGACACTCTCGAAAATCCTGTATTGCTTGTCCTGTTTAAACCTTTAAATACAGTTATCTCACTTGTCGCTCTCCTTACATTGTTAAGCTCCGGCAACATTCCTTTCACCCCTTACATATAATATCTGTTATACCTTGTCTGCCTGTGCGTTCTGTACCAATAGCTTGTAAAGTCATTTAGTAGGTCTTTATACACTATACTGTCATTCACATATCTTTCGCTGTCCTCGTACTGTAAATCAATCATACTTGCACAAAACGCCTCGTATATTCCGTCATAAGGCGCAGGCACAAGCAGCTCTTTTCCTCTGTCCGTCTGCAAATCATACTTTCCATACTCTCTTGCAATCTCATTTCCGCCCTCTCTGTTTGCTGCAACATTCAAAACAATGTACATCTCAACCTTATTTATATCTGCAATAATCTGCTCATCACTCACCGCATAATCTCTCTTGAGCCTTTTCACATTGTCAATTACCTGTTCAATAGTCATCAATATCACCCCATACGCAAAACGGACGATAGCCACCGCCACCGTCCGTTTTACTATTATTAGAGATTTCCAAATGGAACTTGTTGTTAAATTCTTTCCTCGGCAATAGCGTCCTCTGCTTCCTTTGCTCTTTTGCTCTGAATGCCGAGTGCAATCGCCTGCTGTTCTTTAGCGTTGTCGATAATTTCCTTTGCCTTTTTTGGAATAGTCACCGTCTGACCCTTTGGAATAATCGACTGCACGCCGTTAATGTTAAGCTCAAGGTTCTTGTTGCTCTTTAGTGAGCCCATATCAATATGTGCCTCAACTATCTCCTCTGCCTCTTCATTTGCCTTTTTCACAAGCTGTAAAAGTCTTTTTTCCTCGGTTTTTTCCCTGTCATCGGCTTCAAGTTTTTCAGCGTCCCTCTGTGTCTGCTTAGTAAGCAGAGCAATCGTTGCTTTCATTTCTTCCTGTTGTGCAAGAATACTGTCAAGCTGTGACTTGTCAATCTCAATCTTCTCACCCTCGGCAGTAACCTTTTCCGCTGCTTTAGTTGCCATCACTCTCACTCCTTACGCTGTAATTTTTGTTGTGCTGAGCTTGCTCGCACTCTCAATTCTCACCATGCAGGTCTGTGCAATAATGCCAATGCCATGTGTGCACTTCCAACCCTGCGTAGCTCGCTGGTCGAGCGGGTCAGTAGCACCGCCTGAGCCGAGCGGCTTAATAATGGTCTTCATACCCTCGCCCTCAATCTCAAGCACCTCGTACGCCTCTTTACCGAGCAAGAGTGTGCTGTAAACATCAATGCCCTCAGCACCTGCTTTCTTGAACACACAAGACATATTCGACTTCACAAAACGAATGTTGCCAATCATACCGATTTCGCCTTTAAAAATTCTCTCAGTTGCCGAGTATTTTGTAACCTCGATAAAGTCTTTAGAACGCATAAGGTCATACTTTACATTCGGGTGAATAATCGCTACAAAACTGTCGCCAATCGGCTCGGCATTCTGCATTTCAAGGTAGTTTAATCCTCTGTAAAGCACATCAACCGTAAGGGTAGACAGCTTAGTAATACCCTTTCGTGTGGTTACCTCGGTTTCTGTACCGTCACTTGCAACCGCAGGTGCGTAAATAACCGATGTACCTGTGTTAAGTGCCGCTGCGTCAATCTCCTCGAGTGTTCTGCCGCTCTGACTTGCAAGCTCTTCTGCGTCATGCACAAGAATATCATCACGGCTTGCAAACTGTGCAAAATCGGTCACAGGAGTGTACGCACCGTACTGGTTTACCGGAATTTCAATGTAATAGAAATTCATCTGATTACCCGGAGGTGTAACACCCTCGGTAAGCGGTGTAGTTGCAGTCGGGTACGGTGTAAGACCTCTGATGTTTACAATACCGCCGTTATGTTTTGGGAATGTTTCCCTCTTGCCAAACTGAGCGTGCACCAGCTTTTCCTGATGGTTTTTCAGAAACACTCTGTTGTAAAACACCGCCTTTTCGGGTGTAAAATCATTGCCGCTTGTTTCCTCAGTGTTACCGTATGCGTTCACCACATAGCCGTTTGAGCGGTTCACACCACCTGCGTCTACCGTAACATCAAAGAGATTTAATTTAATTTCAATAAACTTTTTCATATCCGTTCCTTTCCCGAAACGGCGTCTTATCTCGGAATATGTGCCGTTCCGTTCTTAATGTTCTCTACGAGCGTATCAAATTCACTGTCGCTCATATCTTTTACACTCTTCGCCACAGCTCTTGAACTTCTCTGATTAACATTCTCGCTTATTCTGTTAGCATTAGCCTGCATATGCTTAGTAGCAGCACTCATCGCAGCTTTAGCTGTTCTGTTCACCATTTGCTGCCTCAGTTCATCAGCGTGCGCCATCTCATATGCGAATGTTGTGTCAAACACTTCATCATTTTTGCCTGTGGACTTATTTTTCTCCGTATTTCTCTTAGCAATAAAATCAAGCGCAGCCGTAAATGCAGGATTATTCATCTCTTCCTGCAAATTAAAATCAGGGTAAGTTTCTCTTGTTTTCAGCGCCATGTTTTGCAGTCTTGTATCAAGCTCTGCCATCGCCTTTTCCTGTCTTAATCTGTTAAGCTCTTCCTTGGTTTCATTTACTTCTTTGTCGCTGAAATACTTATCCTGCAGTTCTTCGGCAGTCATACCGCTGCCAAGTGCTTTTTCGCTAAAGTAGCTCGAATCACCCTTTACAGCCTCAAGTAAAGCATTAGTATCGTTGCTGTCAATATTATATTTGTTCGCAATAATACTCAAAATCTCATTGTCGGTACTTACTTGATTTTTAAGCGTGTCAATCTGATTTTTCGCTTTAGAAAATCTCTCAGAAAATGAAGTGTTCATCTTCTTGCCAAACTGGTCTTTGTACTTGCCTTTAATCAGACTTTCAAATTCCTCGTCAAGATTTTCCGCCTGCTGTCTTTCTGTACTTTCAGCCGCAGGTTCTTCCCCTTCCTTGTAGCCGTAAGCATTCTGATAGCTCTCAAGCAAATCATCACTAAGCCCGAGCCTCTGCGCTTTAGCTTTGGTTTCCTGCTTTATTTCAGTTTCCTGTGTGCCTGTGGTAGCACCGCTGCCATTACCTGCCCCTTCTCCGTTTCCGTCTGCTGTTCCTGCACCTTCACCGTCAAAAAGGTTAATAATGACCTTCGTATATTTTTCCATAAGTTTCTCCATTCTCTCGTCTTTCCGAGGTGTCCTACCGTCTTTCCGGCGTGCCGGGCGATAAGCTCCACTCACTCTCACCATTATATTTTAATTATAATATTTCGCTGTTTTTAAAAACAACCCCACCGTTTTTAATTTCAATCTCGTCACGATAGTTTTCCTTAAACATCTCAAGGCCTGTCATAATCGCCTCAATCTTCTGTCTTAACTTAAGCTCAAATACCATTCTTTCGCATACGCATTTAATTTTCACATCGCCGTACTCGTATACAATCTCAGGTTCTTCAAGTCTTGCCTCTGTGTCTTTAACAATCTGTACAAGCGTGCTCACAAGTGCACTTACACTCACGCACACATCGTGCGTACAGTGACCCTTGCATTCAAATTCAAAAATTGCTGTGCTCGGCTGCTCAAAATCAAACTCTATCTGCGTCTTTATCTCTGTCATACCGCTGCACCTCCATTCATAACCGCATTATTCCGAGCCTGCATAGGATTTTGATTTACTGCCTCTTTGTTTGCAAGCATTTCACTCATCATCTGATTTTTGTTGTATAGCTCCTGAACCGTCAGCTCAAGGGTCTGATTTTTCTTTATCATTTCCTCTACTTTTGTCTTCCCCTCAAAGCTCATACCCTCAAGGGCAATCAGCGCAGAATCTGCATTCTGCGGATTAAAAAATCCGAGCTTGTAAAGGTTCATCATCATTTCATTGCTTGCAGCCGTTGCAAACGGGCTCGCTTTCTGCGCTTTTACTTTAATGTCAAAAATCGGCATACGGTCAAATATCTGTCCGCTTTCATCTGTCTGCTGTTTCATAAGCTGCGAGTTGTCAAAATCAATGTACTCTGTCTTGTTGTCCTCTCCCGTAATTCTGTAAAATCTCGGTAGAGTGTAAAACTGCCTCATCAATTCAATAATGCAGCTGCAAATTTCTGTAAATATATGATAGCCGCTCTTATTAATATCCCTGCTTATCTTTCCGCCTGCCTCTTGCAGTGCAGCAATAGCAGAACCGGATGTAACTCCTGCCGCACCTGCGCCGTTGCTTGCGTCATTTGTACCCGTAGTTTCCTTGATTTCGTTAATAAGCGCATTGTACATATTGAGCGCTCCTGCCGCAATGTCCTTAGTTTCAAACGGCTTTGTTGCGTTCTCAACACTCTGCGCCTCAATAAAATCCTTGCTCAAATCGTTTAAGTCAGCAATATTAAGTCCTGCATTTGAATTAATAATGCTCCTCGTCTGCGAATTAACCTTTATGTTCTTTAAAATATCCCTTTTAATTTCATCAAGATTGCTCTGACAGCTCCTGCAAATGTCAACAAACGAAAATCCCGCAGGCGTATCCCTCAGCTTAAACAGCGGATCAAGGAAAAACGGATAAAGCCCATGGTTATACAGTCCATTCGGGTACTTTTCAGGCTCGTTCTCCGTAGCCTCAAGTACCTTTTCCCCGCAAAACTTCACAAAGTGCAGTACGCCGTTTTTCTTGTAGTACCAGTCTATAACCGCTGCTTTACCGTTTTCCTTATTGCTGTTGTCATAAGTTCTGTAATTCTCAAGTCCCATTGTACTTGAGCTTACATCTTCAAGCTGTGGATACATCTCCTTGACTTCCTCAAGGTCATAAAGCCGCACATAAAACACATTTCTGCTGTCCTGTATGTCCTCAATAAACGGCTCCCAAAAAAGGCTCAGAATATCCGCCTTGCAAATTTCTACATCGCCGACGCCATTATCTTTTTTTCCGTTCCATACTACCGCATACGCACCTGTACCGCCAACAAGTTTATCAGTATTCACCTCACTGTAAACTTGCAAAAATCCGTTGCGCTCAAGTACACACGGCATTACACTGTTCAGCATTTTTGCAGTTTCCTCATCATCTCTCGCTCTCGGCAAGAAAACAGGCTCGGGAAAATTGTCCATCAGGTCTGCATGTTTGTTCATAATCACATTAAGCGTCTGACCTCCCATGCGTTTCGGAATCAGTTCATTTCTTATACTGCCGTCCTCACTTTTGTACTTCTTCGGTTTATCGTTATCTGTGTAAAGCAAATTGTATGTATCAAAATTGTTCTTGTACCGCACATCGTAGCTCTTTTTGCTCGCTATGTAGTCATTAAGCACACTTCTCGCCTTTGCAATCTCTTCGCTTCCAATCGCCTTTGCACTGCCCTGAGCCGCTGCTTCATCGGTTTCATCGTCTGCACTGCCATTTGCCACTGCATTAATGTCACTACTTTTTACTACCGCATTAAAACTTTTCTTTGGGTGCACACCCTCCGCCTCAGCCGAGTATGTGCGAATCGGCATAATAACGCCGTTCTCATCTCTCTTTACTTCCATTTTCTCCTCCTAAAAAATATTGCTCCTGTCAAGCGGATCAAACGCAGGTACTTGCTCAAGCGCATTCCTGCGTGGATTAATTACATTCATCATCATGGCGTACCTTGCCTCGTCATATTGGTGGTCCTCTCCGTCCGTATCAATATCCTCAACATATTTTTCAGAGTACACAAGGTTCGGTATCGTGCGTATAAACTCCCTGCAGCTCTTGAAAATGTAGTACATCGCAACGCCGTCATTGTCAAAAGCAAGGCGGTAGTGGAATTGCATAAGTCCTGCTATGCGCTCATTGTCCCCACGCTCCCAGTAAACGCCGTATTTAGCCATACTTGCCGCAATGCTTGCACCGCTGCCGTTGTCCGCAAATATTGCAGGGTCAGCAACACCCATTATTTTCCTGCCCTTAAGATTTTCGTCATTCTGCTCAATCTCTCTTATCTCCTGCGCCAGCTTGTCAAAATTCTTTTTAAGTCCTGTATTCGGGCTGTTTTTCGCACAGCCGTAGTATTCTCGTATGCGGTAATACCGTCCGTCATTGTCCACAGCGTGCCACCCGACCGAAAAGGGTTTTGTATATCCCCAGTCAAAGCTGCGTATAATCTTCCAACCCCACGGAATTTTAAAATCATTAATCACATGAGTAAATCGTCTGTCATTGTAATGCTGCGGATCGTCCGTAAACTCAGTAAATACCTGCCCTTCAAAGCTGTCCCAACTGCCGTAAAGGAGTGCGTTCCTTTCCGCCTCGGGGCGGTCTGCAAGCCTCTTGAGGTACATCGGGTCATTTTCAAGCAATTTCTTATTATCAAACACACTTGACGGTACAAACACCTTCGATTGCAAATAGCTTTTCAGCGTACCGTCAGGCTGTTTTACCGCTAACTTTTTCCAAATCGTAGTAAACGGCTTTCCGGCAGTAACAAATTCTTTCTTAACCCAACCGTGCCCCACACCTCCGGGGTTGCCCGTTGCTCTTACATACACCCTCGTCCCGGGGCCGCTTGCTCTGTTTCGTGATTTCAAATAGCTGTACTCATCAAAAGTAAATTGTGTCAGCTCATCAAATCCTATAAAATCATACTGCAAGCCCTGATATTTAAACTTGTCCTGCGTGCGAAAAAGCGAACCAAACTGCACTTTTGCGCCGCTCGGAAATGTAAATGTGTGCTTCGTGTCATTAAATTTAACATCTGCACAAAGCTGTGTGTAATAATATCTTGCACGCTCAATCAACTGCTCAAGTTCGGGCACTGTCTTTCTCAAAATAAGTCCTCTGTAATTGCCCACATTCACCTGCCGCACTGCCTCAATCACAAGATAGTCCGATTTTCCACCTCCTGCCGCACCTCCGTAAAAGCCCTCGTCCTCGCCTCGGCTCAGCATAAGCCGCTGCTTAGGTTGCGGTATCCATATCACTTCGCTCTTCATTGAGTAATTCCTCCTCGGGCGGTATCAACAATTGCATAGCAGGCAGTTCAATAATCCCCACTTTTTTCTCATTTTCGTTTTGTTCTGTACCTGCAAGCACCTGCTTAATGTTAAGCAAACTCTTAGATATTTCCGCTATACTTTTTGTGTCCACAAGCCCCTTGTAGATTTCTATATCCGTTTCCCTTGCGGTTTCCTCAATTTCTTCTGCCTGCCCTTTATCGTTAATGCCCTCTGTCTTTGTCTTTTTCGTTCTCACAGTAACTTTTTCGCACTTGTCAACTTCGTCAATAGCTCTGTTAATCTTTGCAATCAGCTTACTTGCTGCCGAGCACACACGCTCAATGTCATTGACTGTTTTTCTAACATTCTTGTCATTGAGCTTTTTCGCCACCTTGTCCGCTGCTTTCTTGTGCTGCTTGCGCTTTTCTGCTGCCCATTTTTCTTTTACACTCTTTTTCTGCACAGCAGAGGCACTCACACCGTATTTTTTCGCAATATTTGCAAGACTTATTTCGCCCGTTACATATTCAGCTTTGATTTTTTTCCAATCAATTCTCTTTTGATCACTCATCTGCACCACTTTCTTTTTTGCTTTTTGCTCAAATTTAACCACATCTACTTAAATTTTAAAGCAATCTGCGACCAAATCAACCCCACCGCCCTGCTATCCTCTTATCACACGCAACCATTCAAATCCGTCGCACACATATTTCATAAATTTATCATTCTAATAGCGTAGCTATTAATTTTCAACTTAAAACCAACAAAATCAAGCATAATTTTAAACATTAATTTAAGCGTGCGAAATAAATCACACGCTTTTCTCATTCTTTGTATCTTTCTTCATTCATTTTTGCAATGCAGCACCCACGCCAGCATTTGCAGTTGCAGAAATTAACTTCATATTCTTGCCGCTGCTTTTTAGTTTCAAATTCAAGTGTGAGCTTAACAACTTCCTCACAAAACCCCTCACATTTTATTCTCATATCCCCACTTTTGCAAAAAAATGGGCAAATTGCTTTCGTACTCTTGTCCACCATTTCGTTCACCCCCCTGCACCAATAAGCCGTCCGCAGACAGCTTGTTTATGAAATATCAAATTTTTCATATGCAAGAGGTAAAAATGCAAAGTACCAACTTGCTCCGGTTATCTCATTGTAATTATAATTATCATCATCCTTAAGCAAAAAGTATCCGTCAGGAATTTTTATCATTTCACCACGCTCAAGTTTCTTAATCTCCCTGCGCCCTGCCTCTTTTACAGTAACATCAGGCTTTTTAAGACATCTCGCTGTCCTTATTCTCTTTTCTCCGGCCACATCTTTTGTTATGTACTCTGCAAGTTTTTCATAATATCCGCTCTGATACAGTGCAGTAAAGTTTATTCCGTCATACTTCCAAAACTTCTGTACAAACTCAAGTGCTTCACGCTCAACAATAATGTGCATATGCCAGTTCTTTCCCAGCTTTCCACACTCCGTAAACGATATGTACTTAAACTTTTTTCCAATTTTGCGAAAAGCGTCACGCATTTTTCTTTTCCATTTGCTTGCAATCTTTTCAAATTTATCTTCCGTAAGCTCCGCCCTTGGCACGCTCAGCCTTACAAAATAGTCACCGCTTGTAAAATTGCAAAGTATAAGCCTCTGCATATTTTTGATTGCTCGCATTCTGTTAGCTCTTTTTTGCTTTTCGGGTGTAAGACTTTGATTTATTTTTCTGCCCCCGTAATTTTTCCCGATTTTGCGAAAGGATCTGTAATATTCAATTTCAGTGAGCGGACCACTTTTTATAGTTCTTTTGTATGTAAACATTATATTATATATCCTTTCTCAAAGTTCGTCACTTAAATAATTGCTTTAGCAGGAAAGTCAAGCGGCTCAATGGCCGCTTTTTTTCTTTCCGTTACATCTCAATTTTCGCTCTGTTTTATCTCACCATATGCGTCCTTATACGTTTTCAGCTGTCCGCTCAGGTATATGTTCTGTTCAATCGCCTTGCACAAGTTCACTTCATTGCTACTGTATGTATCATTAAGATTCTTAAGATTTCCATACACAAGGTTCAATTTTTCTCTGTACTTTCTGCAAGCCTTTACAGCTTTTTCTTTTTCATCTGCGAGCTTTTGTGCCTCTTCCGACATTTCATCCATCAACTTGTCCCTGTGAGTAATGCAGCTTTTCAAGTTTTCTATCTCTTCCTTTGTTTTCCTTTTATCAATTCTGTGAATTCCATAAAAGATAAAAGAATAAGCCGCAAATACTGCAATTACAATAACCCCGTACATTCTCTAACCCACCTTTCTATAAACGCACTTAATCGCCTTAATCTGATTATCAGTAAGATTAACAATGTCCTCTCTTGAAACGCCTACAAACATCACCGTTCCCTTGTAAACCTCGCCTGTATCCTTGTTCTCAAGATTATCCTTGCCGCTGCCCGAATAAATCATCTTAATTCTGCCTTTAAGCAAGTCCTTGTTTTTGAGTTTCTCACTCCTCAAAAAGTTCTCAATCTCAACCCTGTCAATCATCTCAACCATACCTCTAATCTCGTCCTTGTAGCCGAGCGGCTCTGCGTACTTGAAAACCAGTACCTTTTCCTCTGCCATCGTTTTTATTCCTTCCTTTCTTCCTGTATATTTTTCGTAGCAGTTGCACACCACTCCTCTGCTCCTCGCTGAGCAGCGTGTAAAATGCCTGCAATTCTCACAGCTTTTCATCTTCACTGTCCGCCTTTAGCTTTATGTACTTAAGCAGTACAGCCGAGGCCTCCTCCCAGCCATAGCAAACAAGCGCCAAATTGCCCTGCTCTCTTAGTCTCTTAATCCATTTTCGCTGCTTTTCAGTCGCTTTGTTGTTGCCCACCTTGAGTTCAATGTAAAGTGCGTGAAATTTTCCTCTTGCAACCGGCAAACACAAATCCGGCACACCGGCTCTCACACCTTGCCTTTTAAGGTTAAACGCCTCTTTCTGATTTCTCTTGCCACCATTTGGTACATGATACAGCAAGTCAAGCTGCGGATAAGTATTTCTCGCATACGCAACCCAGTTGAATAGCTTAATCTGCTCATACGCCTCATTTGTCATTCAAGCACCTCCAAATCACCAAGATAATCATAAGTTCGTTTACCTCTGAATAATATTTCTCTCATTTACTTTCACCGTCCTCAATAGGAATAGGCTGATTCCAGCATTTTACGCAGTTACCGTCGTTTCTGCAATCATCTATGCTCATAAGCCCTAAACGATAAGGACAAAAATTGGGTGTTCCGTCATCTTCAAGCGAAACATTTGGAATATGCTCCAATAACTTACTCAAATAAGTTTTCTGTGGGTGTTCATCCGACCATTTCTGCACAATTACAATTGCTTTTTCGGGATAGAGCGTTTCAAAGTCCGAACACAACATCGTAGAACAATTATTTAAATGGCTCAAAGGGCAGTCAGCACAATTAAGTTTACATGCATATCCACCGTGATTTAGTTTATGTTTTTTCGTCATCCTTTGCTTTTCGGCAAAGTAATTTTCTGTTTTTGAACAATCAATCATTTTCTTCACCTCTCCAAATCCATTCTCGCATCCATTCTCGCACCGCAATGTGGGCAATAGTTTTCAAATTGATAATGGTTGTTAATGACTTGATAAACAACCTCTCTCCCGCAAGTTAAGCAGTATGCTTCCGCTTCACCTACTTTTCTGTCTTTCTTTTTTACCCACTTTGAGAGTTTAACTTCGTCAACAACTTTAAGTTTAATTTTTATACGACTGATTTTTTTAATGTGGGACAATCTAAAAACACAATTACTAACAACCTTATCCCCACAAGTGCAGAAATATCTTAACTTTGGTATTGACAAATTAGCGTCATTTTCAAAGGGTTTTTCACCTGTTTTATGTAAAATGCCCTCAATCACCGTTCCGTCAAAAAGTACGATTTCAACATATTTCCCTAAATGTCTTTCGAGTTCATATCTTGTCATAATTTTTACTCCTTTAAAAGTTCGGGGCTGTCATAGATATTGCCGATGACTTCAAACAGCTTGAAATATTCGTTCCTTTCAAACAACTCGTCAAACAACTCGAAATCATCAACATAATTTCTGTTGCCGCTTGCTGCAATAGCAAACTTGCCGTTATTGCCGTCCCAAAAGACTTCGTAAATTCCTTTACTGCCGTCCATATCATCAAACGCCAAAATATCACCCTCAAAAATCTTAGCACCGTTCTTATCCGTAAAGCCTGTGTACTGACCTATTGTGTCGCTTTCGATATGCCACACATTTGAACTATCGTTCTTGTATAACTCTTTAATTACCAAGCCTTGGGGTTCAATACTCAAAAAGCCGTACTTCCATTCGTTTCCGAATTTTCCTCTAAATAATATTTCTCTCATCTACATTCTCCTTTTATTGCTCAGTATCGCATATTTCCTCTGAGCTTGCTTAATTCTCGCAGATCTGCACGCATTACATATGTCGTTACTTTTCCTTTCAAAAAAAGTAATCCCGCACCTTTTGCAAAACTGCGGCTCAACTCTCTTAAATGATGTGCAACTGTCACAGTAATTCTCATTTGCAAGACATCCTTTTACATCGTCCCATAACTTGCACATATCTTTTTGCCAATACTGTTTGAACTCATCTGCCACAGGAGATTTCTCTTTAGCAATACATCTAATCTCTCCTGCAAGAGCAGCAAGCAAACTGTTTGCCGCTGCTCTGTCATCTTCAGTCATCAACCTCCTGTATTTTAGTGGTCTATTCGGAATATTATCTCCAAACCGGCCATTTCCAATATATGCACGAACTAAATCAAGCCTCTCGGTCAAATAATGGTCAAACACTCGACCTCTAATAGCTTTGGCGGACCGATTTATTTTTTCTGATATTTCCTCATATTTACAGCCTTCCTTAATCATTTCTCCAAGTATCTCAAATTCTTTCTCGCTCCAGGGTATATGATTATCCGCTTTCACCGGGCGGTATCTAATGTTAAGATCACATATTCTCCTTTGTATTGCCCCCTCTGAGCGACATAGAATTTTTGACAACTCCTTGTACCCGTATTTCTGCTTTTTAAGCAGCTCGCTCAAGTAGTTGTCCTCCCATTTTGTCCAAGGCGTAGTCTTAATTTGCTGTATCCGCATAATATCAGATCTTCTTTTTCTTTCAACCCATTCAGGCTCTGCACCCAAACTATTCTTTTCAAACTTTGAAAAATCCAAAAAGCCTTGATTCTTGTACGCCCAGTCCCAAAATTCTTCAATCATCACCATTTCAAAGACCTGTTCGTTGCGACTTACCTTATGAGTTTTAAGTCCCCTGCTCAAAAACCAAGAAATTTTGCTATATGAGTTTGAATAATTAAATCCCAATGCTTTAAACAACTGATTTTTAGTGATATATATACTGTTTTCGAGGAACGCTCCCAAGTGCAGCCTGTAAACTTTTTGCAGCACCGAGCTTTCACTCCTGCTCAAATTTTTGCAAATCAGCCTAAGTCTAACATTTCCCCACGCATTCCGTAAGTAATCAACCTCTTCCTGCGTCCAGTTCCTTCTCATTTTTTACCTGCCTTTTTCTTTTCTCCTGCTTTCTCGCTGCCCCACACTTCAGATATAATCTTGCCTTCACGCACCATAATGCTGTACTCGCCATAACTGTAATGCGTGTTGTGCAGCTTATTGTATCTGCTTATTTCTATACATTTCTTGTCCAGTCTGTCTAAAACTTTTTTCATAGCCTTTCGCCTCAATATTCTATCCCTATGTAATCAAGTACCCTTGCCCAGCCGTACTGCGTTCCGTCCTCGTCTTTACAGCAACGGTACATCCAATATTCCCATTCTTTCAGATTGCGCTCTTTAAGCAAATCAAATCTATGTGGCCTTTTTTCAAGTTGAATACCAAATCCGCACATAGAGCAGCCTGTGCGCTGTGCTTTTGTTGTATACAGAGTACCGTCATCTTTTCGCTCAATCGTTCCGTAAATTTCGGGAACAGGTACTTCCAGCTCAAGCGCAAGCTGTAAAATATCCTGTCTGTTAAAAATAGCAAATGGAGCTGATCGCACCGTTGTCTTGCCAAAATAGTTACACCCATTAATCATAAGCGACTTTGCTCTTCTACCACCTTCAGATGCCATAAGTCCCAAATATGGCACACTGTTATGTTCTTTTGCCCAATCGTCGCAAGGCTTTTCTTTTAAATAGTAGCAGCATTTCGATGAAACTTTAAAATTCGGTATGCTATAATTCACACCCTCATTTTCGTTCTCATAACCGCCAAATTTCTCAAGCCATTTGTTACTCAGTTTCATTCGTGTGTTTTTCCTATAACCGCCAAACTCTCCCGTTTCACCTGTTATTATTGCGTGCCTTACTGTTTTATTTTTCTCGGTCGGATGTTGCAGAGTTTCAATCTTACCTGCAATCTCTTTTGACAATACAGGAAATCCAAACTCCTGCAATATCTCAGGCTTTTTCCATCTATGCTCCGTTCCGTTCTCGTCAACATATCTTACAGCTGACTTTAAGCGCTCAATTCCTAATTGTTTATGTACTCTCTGAATGCTCACATCTTCAAGTATACTAACGCTTACGCCAGGAGCATTAATACCTATTGACCTCAAAAACATAAACAAAGTAATACTGTCAAGTCCGCCTACGCTCACATGAACATTTAAATCACGCTTTGCAGCCTCGTTATAAAACTCCCATGCTCTTATATATGCATATCTTTTCTTGAACTCATAATCTTGTTTTTGCTTAACTCTAAAATCAGCAATCTTCTTCTCAGCTCCAATTCTGTTAAGTCTTTCCATTATATTCTCTGCCATTGTGAAAACCTCTTTTATTTTTAGTGTGCTGGAGCAGCCGCACCTGCTCTGCAGTAACATTATGCAAGTCAGTATTATATTTTAGGAAGAATAATCAACGAAAGTTGTACTTTCTGATATATAGTAAAGCCGTGCGGAGCTTACTAACTTAATTAAAAGCCTTCATTCATCAAAAGCTTTTCTACGCACAACGATAAGAATTTGCTTACCGTTATGCCGTCTTGCAGCTTACAATTAAGCACTTTTTCCCAGTGTTCAAGATTTTGAGAAGATGTATAGTTGATTGCATGTCTTATTGATCTCTCAACTCGTGAACCCGTCGAAGCAACTTCATTTGCAACATCTTCATACAATTTGCAAAAACTTATATCTTCGCAAGCATTTGTAAGTTCATACAACTTACAAATAGCTATGGTCGAATAGTTGTATCCGTTCAAATTTGGAGTAATTCCGAGTGTAAGCAACAATTTCTTTGCTCTCTTAATAGTTTTTTCCATTTTGATTTCACCTCTTGATTTTTTAAAGGCTTATTGCTATAATAAATATGTAGTTTTGGCAATAAGCCTTACTTGAGCGTTGATCACTGCCCTGTGTCAACGCTCTTTTTTTATGTTTCCGCCTCTTGCAACAATCAAATGCTGCCTTTTGCCCATATTTGTATCAACTGTTTCAACAAGTTCTACAGATACCATCAGTTTACCTTTCTGACTTCTGCGGTATATAACTGCATTAATCTTATCAAAACGCTTTTCAAGCACATTTGGCAATTTTAAAATAACCGGCTCTTCTTTTATAAAAGCCTCTTTAATCTCCGCTGCTGTCATTGCTTTCCTCCACAGGCTCAAATACATCCGCTGTCACATACTTAAAACATCCGTCATAAATCAAAAATCTTATGTCATATCCTTGTTTGTTTTGAGCTCTAAAGCGACATACATCATATACTGCAAAGACTTCTGATATATCTTCTTTACATCTGACTTTAAACATATGTACTCCTGTTAAGTTCTTATTGCTTAAGTTCTTATTGCGTACTTACAGCACTTAATAAACTTCTTGCAGTTCTTGACAACACGCTTAAATCCGACTGCTTTGTTACAAAGTTTGTGGTTGTCAAGGCTCTCTTTAGTTTCAGCTACATAGTTTAGTATGTCTTCGAGCCTTTCTGCTGTCACTGTATCAAGTCCCTGCAATGTCATTACCTCGCCGTCCTTGATATTAATAAGTATATTTTCCATTACTCAACCACCATCCCGCAAAGTTCCATTAGGTCCACGCTTACCTCAAACTCAACAAATTCTTTATCGACCTTCACCGATAACCTACAGCACATCTCGTCCTCATAGTCAGGGTAACATCTCCTGTACAGTGTAGCCGTTATAAACTCATCATCGTTCTTGTATCTAAGCACTGCTTTGTCATTACGCAATTCAAACTTGCAGTCCTCTGCACTTTTTGCCATAGCAAAGTAATCCTCATTGTCTTTTTCGTATTCACTGCCTGCATAGGTCTTTACAAGCTTATACATACTCTCTTTTGTAATAATTGCAATTCTCATAATTAATAATCTCCTTAATTGTTTATTCGTCGCATACCTTTCGTGATTTAAAAAGGTCAGCCATCGGTATGCCGAACTTTTTAGCAAACCTGCTCAGCTCCTCAACCGTAAACTTACCCGGGTCCTCAAGCCTTGTGCGATATGTCCCCTCCGAGCAGTGAGCCACAAGCGCCTGCCCTTTTCGGTCAATCTCTCTTATTTCCGATTCATACTGAATGTTTGCAATAAGTAGCCTTTTCATTTTGTCCTCCGGCTTTTTAAGTGGTCTTGGCATTCTCTCCGCCTCCTTATTCTATTTTCTTGCCTCCCCTCTTTTTATGTGCTACTATATTACTGAAAGGAGGTTTTTCTATGGACTCTATTACCGTTAAAGTTTCAGATATATTCGAAGTAATCAATCAAATCCATTCTGACGGTATGGATAAGGTTACACTGTCTTTTATAGAAGCTGATGACGATTTACCGGCTGCAATCAGCCTTGTTGCTTCTAAAGATAATGACAAAGTAGAAATTGATTACGAAGAAATCGAATCCTGCTAACTTTTATAGATTGACTGGGCTTTGCTCAGTCAATTTCTATTTTGTAGCATATCTCTTCATCTCTGCTCTTCTTAACAATCCTAAGTGCTGTACGAATATACCTCAACAGTATTTCCTGCTCTTTTTCTTTCTCCACTCCACTCATCTTAATTTCAATCGGTTTCTTATAATTCTTATTTACTACAATCATCTAAACACCTCCTTATGCCGTTTCTCTTATATCAGTAACTCTTTCTGTTGTTGCTTTCATAATTTCCTTAATTTAATTTTTCTTATCCTCCTGATTGCTGTCGGGGGGATTTTTCTTTGAATTAAGCTCCCATTGAAAACATACTTCCCTGTTTCCCGTTTGCCTCTCAAATTCCGAGATTACCGTTTTCATCAGCTTTTCAAAATAAATAGCGTCAGCTCCACGAGGAATATTTGAAATGCATATTCTTAAATCGTCTTTATCCACAAGCATAATGTCGCCTGCACTGATTTTTCTTCCTTTTGCCTCATTCATACGAAGTGCGTCATAAACAGCATTTCGTATCATGTGGTAAATCTTCTCCCTGCATTTTTTAAATATCATCTAAACACCTTCCTTATGCCGTTTCTCTTGCTTTTCCTTTCTCTCAGTGATAATATATCCTTGAAAGGAGGTGTAACTATGCGTAATTATGAAATTGATAAATTTGCAGCTGACACTGCAAAAGAAATTGTTGTTGCAATGGCTTCAACCTTTAGTTTTCCTGCTGATGCAGAAAGTGGAAAAGCCGTTTCAGAGTTTTATTCCGAAATTTTCAACGGTATTGCTGAAACACTCGGTAACTCAAATTTGGATACAACAAATCTCTAAAGAGTAGTAAACTCTTTTAATGCTCTGACGACCTCGGGAAGAACTTCCACTTCTTCCTTTGTAGGTTGTTTTTTATTTGCCACTCTTTCAATAAAATTTACAAGTGAATCAATCACTTTTGCAGCCTGTTCACCTTTCATTATTCCACCTCCTTATGCCGGCTGTTCTGCTTTTTCAAATAGGTATTCCAGTTCATACTTAGGAAACAATCTTTCTTTAATTGAAAAAGCCTCTCCAATAGAAAAGTCGCCTTTGGTTATTTTATTGCGGAAGGTACTCTCAGGCATTCCTATTGCACCTGACACAGATCGCCATGACATTCCATTTGCATGGATTTCTCTGTTTAAATTAGGATACATTTTTAAACCTCCTTTATTAATTTACGCACCTGCGTAATCTTTAAGATAATTATATGTGCGTTTGCTTTATTTGTCAACACATATTTACGCATTTGCTTAAATATTGGTATCTTGCATAAAAAACAATTTTGTTTATTAGCAAATATTCTAAATTAACGCAAATGCGTTATTTTATGTTGATTTATGCAATTTTTTTGCTATATAATAATTACAAAGGAGGTACTGATATGGGAATTGGTGCAAAATTATCCGAAATTCTTAAATCACAAAACAGTAATCCTAATGAATTGGCGGATAAAATCGGTATTACATCATCTACAATATACAGTATTATCAAAAGGGATAATATGAAAGTAGATATTTCAGTTCTTGCTAAAATATGTAAAGCACTTAATGTTAAGATGGAAGTGTTTTATGATGAGTATATTTCAGATAATAAATCCAGCTTTCAAGTTCCGTTTACATTAACAGAACACGAAAAAGAAGTGATAACCTCATACAGGTCAAAGCCCGAAATGCAGCAGGCAGTTGACCGACTTCTCGGAGTAGAAGAAAATAAAGTTGTAGGGCAAGTTTTTCGTGCTGCTTGTAACGGCAAAAATCCGGAGTACATTACACTTACGGATGAACAGCGTAAAAAACTTGAAGAGGCACCGTCAACTGATGAATTGTAGGAGGTGAACGGATTGTTTTACGGAGCATATAAAAATGTCAGAAATTCCGCATGGCAATGTTTAATAGATTTTAAAATTAACTCTTTGCCTGTTGATGTTTTACAAATTGCAAAAACGGCAGATATTAAAGTTATTAAAAACAGTCTGATAAATGAATTAAAAGAATCTGAACTCGGTGCAGCTCTTTGTGACGGAGATAAATGGTACATAATATATGACGACACATTATCCTCATCACAAAAAAGATTTGTCGTGGCACACGAACTCGGTCATATTTTCTTGGGACACAGGCTCAAAAACGGTCACTTTGTTCACGATAACTATAAGCTTGAAAAAGAAGCTAATTCTTTCGCCTCAAAACTTCTCTCACCGGCATGTGTACTATGGGGATTAGATTTACATTCAACAAATGAAATTTCAAAACAGTGTAACCTTACATCTCAACAAGCCGCTGCAAGAGCAAGACGAATGTCTGTTTTATATAAAAGGCAAATGTTCCTTAAAAGTGACATTGAAAAGAAAGTATATAAACTGTTTGAAGATTATATACAAAAAGAAATACACGCCTGCTAAACAAGCGTGCATAACGTAACCGCTAACGAGCGGTATATTTTTTAAATTTTGATGTGCAAATAATTAACAATTTTGTTTAAAAAGGAATTTTATTATGAAAAAAGGTATCTCGTATTGGTTTGGCGCAATTGGCTGCATATTTCCAATAATTATTTTAGATCTTCCTCTGTTTTGGGCTTTTATTTTTCCTGTTATCATATGTTTTCTAAGCATGCTCTTGCCTGGAATATCACCAATTGTTGAAGCTGTATTCTGGGTGTTAGGTACAATATCTATTCTTTCTCATCCTTTTTCATTTATAACAATTCTCTTCTTTGCAATAGGTATTTATTGGCTAATCTCCACTGTACCGTTTATGGTACTTTATTGGTACGATATTATAAAAACAAACAGTAATAAATAACTTATTTAGGAAAAGAGATATAATATGAGTTTTAAAGAAATGGCAATAGATGCCTCAAAGCAATATTATAATTACTTAAAAGAAAAGCAGAAATCATTAATTAAATATACAGTAACTGATATTTATTATGATGATATATATTTCTATTTGAAAATGAGTAACAGCATTAAGTCACTTGACAATCTTCTTGTAAAAATTAATTCTAATATATATTACGATGAACAGTTTAAGATAGTATCTTATAATGAACAAACAAAAATATTGCAAATTTCGGCTCATAAAAATTACACAAACATTCTTTTAAATGCAGCTCCAAAGGAAGTTGAAGTTGTTGTTGACCTCACATTTCTAATAAGAAACATTCAAAAGTTTTATGAAGAGTACGGAAACAATCTTTTCTTTCCTCATAAAACAAATCATATTTCCATATATACCCATACAGCATATACACCGTCAGAAGAACAGAAAAATGTAATTACCGGTGCATTAAGCACCCCAATGTCATATATCTGGGGAGCACCTGGAACAGGAAAAACAAGATATGTATTATCAAATTTAATCATATCTTACATCAAGAACACTCCGAATTGCAAACTGTTAATAACAGCACCAACAAATAACGCTGTTGAGCAAACCCTATTTGGCTTGCTCAAAATTCTTAAGGAAAATGATATACCAACTAATAAGGTCTTGCGGCTCGGAACTGCCTCAAGCGAATTTTATACAAAATATCCCGAATGCTGCGAAAATAAAAATATTGAAATAATGATAAAAAAGGCAAAAATAGAATTAGAGAATATAGATAATAACATTTCTGATCTTCAAGAAGAATTAAACAACTACGATGACTGCTTAAAAGCAAAAGAATATATAAACAGTAAAGATGAAACTCTTGTTTTATTTGATGAACTAATTGAAAAAAGTAAAATCATAGACAATATATATACAAAAACATTAATTTTAGAAGATGAATACAATTCTCTTGAAAACGAATTGCAAAAACACATACAACAGAAATCATCATCAGAAAAACTTTTTTATAACGCAAAATCAGAATTGAAAAAGTATAATACAAGCATAAAAAGATTTTTTTACAAACGAAGAATAGAAGACCTTGAACTTAAAAAGCTAAGTTATGAAACTAATATAAAATCAGCCCAAGGAAAAATTGTAGAAATTAAAATGCAAAAGAACAGCATTGAAAAAGAATATGAAAATTTAGATAACCTGTTTGGAAACTTAAAATCAAATCAAATTAAATCATATGTGAAACGTATAAACCAAAATCTATCTTTATATAGACCAACACGTATGCGTAGATATATATTCAATGATGATACAACAAAAAGATATATAGATGAAAAAGAATTATTTATTGACCGCATAGAAGAAGTAAAAGAATGGCTCAACTCTCCATCACAAATAAAATATAAAAATTTTGATTATGCCGATACTAAAGATAAACTAAGTAACTTACTTGAAAAAAGAACTCAACACCTGATAGCGATGTCTAAAATTACAAATCAATCAACAGTAGTCAGATTAAACGATTGTACAGTTGTAGCTGCTACTTTAGATACTTGTATAAAAAGGCTTTCACCTAAAGATTATAAACCTGAACACATTTTTCTTGATGAAGCAGGTTATTGCCCACTAATAAAAGCAACTGCACTGTTAGCTTATGAATCTCAAATCACATTCTTAGGCGATCATATGCAATTACCTCCGATATGTGAAATGAACGATAATGATTTTAAAAATAAATATTTACCCGTAGTGTTATATGCTCAATCAGCTTTACATATAGAAGAAATATTTGACAATCCGCAAGCAATAATAAATAATTATCTCAAAAAGAAAGAACCGGCTTTCAATTATCTTGTTAAATATGAATTAAATCACACATTCAGATTTGGAAAAGAGCTTGCAAAAATTCTTGCCGAAACCGTATA